TCCTGTCTTTATTATTTTTCTATCTATGTATAGTCCTGCTGCTTTGCCTCTGTTTGCTTCCGCGTTCACTGCAGAAGAGAATGATCCTTTTCTCAAAGCGGCTTCTCTGAGTCTACCAAGTTCTGCGATGTGTCCCTCGTAAGTCACTTCGTGCTTTCTAATTCTTTCTTCTCTCAATTCACCAATGTACTTTACAACAAGTGGTGATAGTCTTGGGTTGGTAAGTTCTGAGGCTTCCACTCTTGCACGTTTTGGTGAGTATCCTGCTTTTAAAGCTGCCTCTGTTTGTGTGAGTGGTCCGTGTTCGTCACCAAACACAAGTAGTTCTGCAAATCTCATTTGCATTTCTGTAAGTCT